GGAAGACGAACCATTCGTAATCCACGACTTGATACAGTCAACGTATTGGTTGGTTTGTTAGGTTCTTCGATTGACGGTTTGCGTTGTGTTACCATTTACAGACGTTGTTTTGCAGTTCGACACTTACCTGGAAGGCACAATGAAGAAGGCGACATCCGCTTTAGATGCGATTACAAAGGAAAGTTACGATTCTTCACAGTATCCCCTCCTGAATACATTGAGTCAACACCTGACGCATGGTCGCCCCATGCATTGGCCGGAGGTCAACACCACTCTAGACACTGCACACACGACCAGTACTTGGTCTTTACCTCCAGTGAAGGACACTACTGGCCAAAGCAAATCTTCCACGACTTCGTGTACAGACCTGAAGGAATCAGACTCATCAACCAAAAAGATTTCACCACATCAGAAGTTGAAATCGAGTTGGCAGAACTTTTCCTCAAAGTTGACAGAAACGCTTGGAAAGACTACTTCTGGGACCCGCGTCCACCCCGCAGAGCACACCAAATCGGAGACTGTGTTTCGTTCTACTACCCACGTGAACATAACACCTCAACCTCGGTCGAAGAGTTGGGATCCAGTACGCCAACGTTTCTATGCAACGCACCACACCGTGGAGGATGCATGGGGGCGGGATGCGTCATGCACCGGACCTTCATCTCGGACAAACTCTGTATCACAAGAGTCCGTGACCCCAAGTGTGACCCAACCGACAACAACATCACCATCGATGTCGATCAAGACAAGCTTACAGTCGCTCACGATCAACGATGTGCTTTCGTGGCTCTCACAAATAAAGCCACTCAATGCTATTCCGTTGATACGAGCTCTTTGGTCTTCCACATCTTTGGCCCAAGCGGCGCACTACGCTTTTAGGTTACTCGAACTCTGGAACTGTTATTGGAACTTTGGACTTGAATTTTTGAAACATGTTGCTACTTTAATTGCTGATGCTTTGCGTAGATTTTTTCGTGTTTGTTCTGATTTTGCTGCTTTTGTTGTTGAACAGTTCACAGATGGCAAGACGCCAGCTTTTGTTAAGACTACAGATGAGCGCACTATGCGATATAGTGACTTACTTGCTCAAGACCGTGACGACGAGATGCATTTCCAAGGGATTGGAGACATGTTTAAGGACATTAGTAGTGGTGAGTTGGACAATAACGAGATTGCGACTGCCGTTTTAGCCATGGCTGCCCCTGTAGTGATGCTCATGACGGGAGCTAAAATCACATCAGGTGAGAGTGTAGCCAAGACTATAGTCAATCTTGGAAACCTTTGTCGAGGACTCAAGGGAATTGGAGATTCCTTTGATGGATTGTCTGGACTTGTTAGAAGTACCGTTGGAAGTTTTCTTGGTTTAGAAGACAGATCACCGCGTGGCCAACTTGTGAAGAAGTTGGAAGCTTTGAGAGTTAGACTTGAGAATAAACGAACGAGACTTGAGAACGATCCCACC